TCAACGCGCAATGGTCTTTCGCTTCGCCGGCAATTCGTAAAAACTGGGTAGTACATCTTTCTCCTGCTCGATCCATTTCCCGTATGTTCTGGTAACCATCATGGTGTCCTTGTGCCCCATCTGCTTTGCCACATACAGGGCATTTACGCCGGTGGAAAGCAGTGTCGATGCGAAGGTATGCCTGGTCTGATAGAGAACTCGCCTGCGAACACCGGCCTTGCGCAAAATCGTATTCCATCGCTTATTTAGCCGAGCTGCCCCCTCCCATCCCAGATCGTAAGCCGGATCGTGGAATACGAGTTCATCTTTAAATGCCGTATACTGCTTTTGATCATGTAGCGCTTGCAGAGCGCCGTTGCGAAGATCGACCGCACGCCGCCCGGAGTCGGTCTTTGTTTCCTCCCTCGTTATGCCAACCACGCGAGAGCGCTCGACCAACACAGTACCGCCAACCAAATCAATCGAACTCCAACGAAGCGCGATATATTCACTGGGGCGTAACCCGGTAGTAAAAGCAAAAAGGAAGACATTGCGCTCCTGTCCAGAGCAGGCATCAAGGATGGCTTTGATCTCTGCTGCGCTGAACGGGTCGACCTCATATTCGACCTTCTTCGATTCCCTGCTGAGGATCTTATTCAATTTGACCCGATCCAGTGGATTGCCTTCGATCAGATCGTCGTTGACGGCCTGATCAAGCGCGCTACGAAGAGGAATAAGCATCTGGCGGATGCTCCGCGCCTTCATATCAACGGCGCCGATCCAGGTGCGTAGATCTGCAGGGGCCAGTTCTGAAAGAAGCGTATCATCGAAGACCTTGATATGCCTGTTATACGACGATGTATATTTCAAGAATGTGCTCGGGGCGAGAATGCGCTCCATGACTTTGAGCTGCTCCCGCACCAGTTCCCCGACTGTAATACGATTGGCGCTGACGGCGACCTTGAGCTTCTTCAACTGCCCCGACTCAGGGAAATATGCAGCGTAGTCGAATGTCCCCAACTCAATGGCGTTGAGGATCTCTCCCCGCAGACGTTCCGCGTATTTGATATTTGCCCTTGTATGCGAGAGCTTCAGCGTCTCGCGGCACTCCATGCCGCGATACATGAACTTGATCCTTATCGACTCGCTTTTGACGCCTTTGCGTAACTCGACGCCGATCGAATTGGAGTTATCGTTCCCCATTTTTCCACCCATTTATCCACGGCGGGGAGGTTGATCCACAGCCTGCCGTCCACCATTTTGCATTGATCCCCATCGAGCCACTTGCCGGTTTTTCGACGCGCCTGCACCGCATCCATTGTGTCGCCCGATAGCTCCAGGTAGCGATCCAGTTTCACCCATGTGACAGGGTGGCCCTTGATCGCCGCCTTTTCCTCCATTACCTTTGCCGCCTTCTCAATCCGGTCCATCAACTTCTGGACGGCGGCGTGTTCGGAAAGATTCATGGGTGCGCTCCTTCCTTGGCAGCGGCCTGCAGGACGGTGTCATACAGCGCCTGACGGTAGACGTCGCTGCCTGTCTCCTGCATGGCGCCGCGTACGTTGGCGGCCAGCGCCTGGATGTCGAGACGCGGCGCGGCCCGCAGTTCGTCCACGATCTGCCATAGGGATGTGAAGTAGTGCTCCAGGTATGCGAAGTTACCGGCGTTGGCGCGGATGGCGGACAGCTCGCGATGAGGAGTGGTATGCGCCCGCGGAGTGAGCAAGGAGGCATCGTAAGCAGCAACCAGAGCCATATAGTTCTGCTCGGTGTGATAGCGGCCTTTGCATTTGATGAAGCGCTCCAAGGCAACCATGAGGTCGGTTGCGGGCTGTGCGCTGGCGAGCGCAGCCCGCAGGGCGACGATTTCGGCCGCCATACACTCTTGTAATTGCTCTGAGCTGGGGCAAAGCGGTAGACGCTCCTGCCAGGTCTTGATATTGACATTCATGTTGTTTGTCCTTTTTGGTTAATCTCTACAGCAATCCGAGCAATATCCTCATCTACCAGGATGATGCTCGAATGTGGTTTTACGAGGGCAGCGGTCAGCGCGTCGATCTTTTCCGACAGCACCTGGACTCCATACAGCACATCATCGAGCGTGGTGGCTCGCTTAACGACGCGGCTCAGAAGCTCGCGCTGCCCTTCGGTCATCGGCACTTCGGGGCGGTAATCTGGTACCGGCATCACGCACCGCCTTCCTTGCGACGTGCCCATACCCACACCGGGCCGTCTTCAGCATCGCAGATGTAGAGCGTGAACCAACCTTTCTCGGCCGGTGGCTGCGGCGTCCAGAAACTGAAGTCGGACCAGCCTTCCTCGTAATACGGGTGCTCCCAGTCCACCTCGTCCTGCATTTCGACCCAGGTAGTCTGCAGCCCATGACGCTCTTTCCATTCGTTGAATTTGTCAATCTCGTCTTCATCGAACTCAGGCAGATCAGGGTGCCACCAGCAGCCGTTTTCATCGCGCTTGACAGGCTTGGGCCTGATGGGACGCTGGGTGTGCCAGGCGCGCAGGTTCAGATGGATAGCGCCGGCAGCAAAGATGGCGGCACTGGCACTCATCAGAAGCGCGGCAATTGTGTAGTTGCCCATCACGCACCGCCTTTCTCGCCCTGCTGCGCGGCCATGGCGGCGTCGATGGCTTCGCGGATGCTCCTGACTCGGCCTGGCACATCGTATTCGCCGATCATGAACAGCGTTTTATCTGCGCCGATTTTGTATGCCGAGTTCTTTTCAAGGAAATCAAGCCGCGCCGCATCGCGCTCGCTGTCCGGCTGGCTGCCATGCGCATATGGCTCATACCATGAGTACAGTTCCTTAATGCGGCCTGCCAGCGACAGAGGAAGTCCGTTTTCCAGATTGGCGACGCAATAGGTATTCAGCAGTTCGTGTGCGGCTTTTACTTCGTCGCTGTCCGGCTGCTGGGCGCGGCGGTTCCATTCCTCTATCGCCGCATGTTCGTTATCGTGCGATTGAAAGGTTGCCGCGCTGCATCCAGTACAAGAAACCATCGTTGTCTTGCGTCTGCGGACTTCGGCAGTACTTCCGCAGAACGGGCAAGGTTTCAGTTCGGCGCTCATTTTTCCACCTTTAATTTGCACTCGATAGTCATAGTGTAGAGTTCGTCGCCCTGATTCTTCTTCGTTCTGAAACTGTTCTCATCACAGCGATAGAACATTTCTCGCACTTGCCCGTCGATGCTTTGGTAAGACCGGTAGCACCCAGAGAGTGAGATAAGACATAGAACAATCGCAATATTCTTCATCTCTCAGCCCTCCTTGCTATCTGCCTGAGCACTGGCTGCGGCGAGGATGGCGCGGGATTTGCGCACCAAATCGGCCAGGAAATCGCGCTCGTGTTCGTCGCAGGAGAACGGCGCTTCATTTTCAAACCAGTCGAGTTCATGCTCGTGGTGGATCAAGTGCAGGATGATATTGGCGATCTGCTCATCCGTCAGCACCGGCTGGCTGGCGGCGCGCTGGGCGAGGGCGGCAATGGCACGCTTTGCTTGACCGCCGTTGCATGGGTGATGCTCGACAGCTACCGCTTCCCTCTGGTGCAGCATCATCGCAAAGTTTGCGATGTCCACTGGGTCGCCTTTCGCTACGTGCTCGATCAGCTTTCGCGCCAGCGTGCTTTCGCTGCATTGGGCTTCGTCGGCCCAACCACTTCGGCCTTTTGCGCGGCTCGCCGCCATCTTGGCCTTCATGGCGATGGCGAAGCGGTCTATTGCCTCATCATCTGGATGCGGTGCGATGTATGGGGCGCACAATCCATCGCATTCGCCGATATGGGCGCAACTGCATACTTTCTGACTCAGCGCATCACCCTGCGCGGGAGATGGTTGGGCGGCATCATCCTTGCCCCATTCCGATTCGATATCGTCAGCCAGCAGCGGATGCGTAGCGCGGCAGGCGGCGGCATAGGCGCGCATCGCGGCGCGGGCATACTGGTCATGGTCCAGATCGATCACGAAGTATTTGCAGCCATGATGCTTGCCACCCGGCGCGTCGCTGCCGTCCGTACGCTGCACACTGAACTTTTCAAAGATGCCTTGCTGCTCAGCCGGCTTCGTCAGATCACGCGGCGGGAAAGCTGTTGCTGCATCTGCTGGGGGACGGGCGGCGAGTTCGGCAGCGTAGAGGTTCAGGATTACCGGCTCGCTGGAGCGAACTAACTGATCTTGTAGCTTGTCGATAGCTTCGCCGGAATAGACCTCCAAATCCCAGGAGTCGAATTCCTCACCGTCGATGCCGCCCAGCGTCAACACCGCCAGCGGATCGCCCTGTATCGCGGCAGTGGCTACAGGCACAGGCTGCGGATCGGCAACCGAATAACTGTCGTCAGGATGACGCACATAGTAAAGTGGCGTCAGCGCTTGAATGTTTTTGTTCGTTTCCATGGTGGTCCTTAGTGGAGTTCGTTGATCTGCATATCGGGCGCTTCGGTCTTCACCTCATGCAAGGCGCTTTCCAGCCAGCCCTGCACGAATTCGTCGCCCTCAGCCGTGCGCAGCAGCTTGTAGGAGATCATCAGCAGTGCGCTCAGATATGAGCTGCGCTCTTCCGGCTTCAGACGCGGCAGGATTGCCACGGCTTTCAGCGCCTCCTGCACCATCGCGCCATCGGTGTCTTTATGTTGGTCGCTCATTTCACCCCTCCGTTTTGTTGAGGGCGCGGATGGCGGCGATGGCGCGGTTCAAAGCCGCGTCTGCAATCTCGTTCTCAGCGTGCACCGAAAGTACAGCCTGCTCGGCCGCTTCCAGCGCAGCAGCGCGGCACTGGTGGCCGTAGGCTTCGATGATCGAGCGGAGCATCAGCGCATGTGCACGCCACTGCATCTTGTTGCGTTCAGCTACTTGCAGGCTGCTCCAGGTGTTTGCATAGTCGGCGTCCCAATCATCTGGCGTGTTCAGCGCATATTGGATATCTTGCAGACCGTCCATTTCAGGTAGCGGCGGCAGTTCCCCTGCTATGGGCTGGGCCGGTGTGTTCCCGGTTACGCGGGAACCTTCCGATTGCGCATGCTGCTGTGGGGCCGACAGTTGGATGAGTGCCCAATCCAGATTCTGCGCAATCGCGCCGAAGTCGCCGCACTCTGGTGCGCGTGCATCTGCGGTGTTTTTCATTGCCAGCGCGCGGGCATCGGTCAGGGCGCGCAACACGTCATCAGGCAGCGTATCCACCGTCACCGATGGCGTGGCCTGGTTGTGTTCATCCTTCATTCGTTTGCTCCAGTATCGTGATTTCACAAGGCCGCACCGGCTCGGCGCTGCCTTCGAGGTAGACGATCATTTCCATATCGCCCTTGTGCAGGTGCAGGCCCGCGATGAACTTCTTGACGCCGGCGTGCAGGATCTGTCGGTTCAGTTGCTTGGCGCGGTGGATGCGCAGATCATGCTTGTCAGCCAAATCCCGCGCCGATGGCTCTTGCTGCCTATCGCGTGCGTTCATTTTTTCCTCATGTCCGGCAAACCTGCTAGCGCACGCAGCTCGGCAAGCGACATTTCCGGCATCGAATCCAGTATCGCGATGATCATCTTTTCGCAGATCACGTCACGTCGATTTACGACTCGCGAAACTGTGGCCTCACTGATCCCGATATGGATTGCCAGTTGCTTCGCTTTATGAAACCCCAGGCGCTCAAAAAGATGCGCGAGAAGCCTGTTTGGCGTATATCCAGGATCTGCGAGAACGGCCATCTTGAATTTGGCTGAATGTGCCATTACCAATCCCTCACTTGTTTGAATGCTTTGGTTAAGTGCCCGTCGACCGGAAATCCCCGGCGCATGATTGCGTGCGCGAGCACCACCCGGTCGTGGTGGCTGTTTCTTGCCTGGCGCAGAAGGCCGAAATAGCTATTGGCGGTGGCGCGGACTTCATGGCTATCCTGATGCTCGATCTTGTCGACGGCATAGCGAACAGTCTTTTGCCGCATGGTGGTGTGCCAAGGCCTGATTACCTGCCCAACGAAATCTATCCCACGGTCGATCGGCTGCAAGATCGTCTTGGAAGGGTTCAATCGGAGATGCAGCCTCGTCGGAAGGAAAATAGAAATATCCTTCAATGCGGCCAGCAGCCAGTCTTTGGATGTGTGCAGTAGAACGAAATCATCGACGTAGCGTACATAGTGCTTCGCCAGGATCGCATGCTTGACATACTGGTCTAGGACATCGAGGAGGATGTTCGCAAAGAACTGCGAGGACAAGTTCCCGATTGGGAGGCCCAAATGCGGCGCCTGATTTACGAGGCGCTTATGATATGGGACTCGCTCAACGAGATCGCGAGGGCTCTGTAGCTGGTAGTCTGTGCGCGGATCATGGAAGAGGATCGTTTCGGCCAGGCGCAACCACCATGACTCTGTGACCTTGCGCACGATGAGCGCATGCAGGACGTGTTTGTCGATGCTGACGAAGAAGTTCGCCAAATCGCATTTCAGATAGTAGCCAGGCACGCTCCAGTTTTGCGTCTGGCTTCGCACTTTCGCTTCCAGGCGAGTGACAGCATAGCTGGTCCCACGCCCCTCAATGCATGCGCAGGAATCGGTGATGAACGCCTGCTCGAACCTCCTGCCGATGCGGTTATAGAGCAGGTGATGCGCAATTCTGTCGCGGAAGTCCGCAGCCCATACCTCCCTGGGCTTCGGGTGAGTTATGATGAAGCAGATCGAACGGCCGGGGCGATATGATCCATCGCGAAGCTCGCCGTCCAGCTCGATCAGATTCCGTTCGAGGTTTTGCTCGAATGCCAGCGCAGTGGGCGTATTTCGCTTCGTGCGCCGGCAGTCGAAGTATGCCTGTACCAGCTCTTCAAAAGAGAAGTCGGCATCGTCAATGGACAAATCTGCGGACGGCCACCGCGCGGTACTGATTCGACTTGTGGTTGTAGTTCTGGTTGCCATTGTTGAAGTTCTGCATCCAAGCGTAGTCAGGGTTGCCCGCGTGCTGCGACCTTTCGTGCTATCTACATCGCCTCGTCGAAGGTCGCATTGATCAACGAGGAAACTGCGCAGGACTGACGAGCATTGGCCGGCCGTATCCCTGGTGCGCTTTGGCGGTGGTCTCGTGGACCAGCGGCACGAACCAGATTTAATATCGCACTGACATGATGGCCATGACCATCATGTGGCAGGCGTCTGCATTGACTTTCGTTTCCATCCCGTGGCCTGGCGTCCAATCTGATCTGTCAGTTGAATCACTTTGGCGTACTGTCCTTTTGAGATAAAGCGCATGTCGCACGACAACCGGATCAAGAGTTCGACGACCTGGACCCGCTCGATCAGAGACTGAATATGCTCGGTCTTCTGTGACGCGCAATTCGCGCGGAAAATGCATACCGTCATAGCTAAGCATTCATCGCGCAACTGCGTACCAAATGAGTTTTTGAAATCACGCGGCATGTTCTTCACCAGGTCGACAACAAGGCGCAAGAGGTCGTACGCCACCTTGTAAATCGGAAGGTCGGAATGGAGAGACATTGCCGGAAAAGGACTAAATAATTAAAGGATTAAGCTGCGGACGGCCACCGCGCGGTACTGATACGACATGCGGTCGTAGTGCTGGTGGCCATTGCCGAAGTCCTGCACCCAAGCGTAGTCAGGGTGGCCCGCGAGCTGCTCGCTGGACCAGTACCAGGCTTTCTCGAATAGCTCCGCGAGATTTGCAAAGAGCAGGGACTGTGCACGGCGAGATGGCAATTCCCCACCTTGCTTCTTCGCCCATTTGATCGCATCCTGGTGGTTTCCGCGGAAGGTCCCAGCCAGAAGAATGACGTGGCGGTCGGGCTCACCATTCTTGCCGAGCAGGAGCCCTGCATAGGTCTCGCCAGTTTTCAGGTGCTGGGCCAGGAATGCCGCCTTTGCGTCAAAATTCGTGGTTTCTGCCATGTTCATCATGTTCTCCAGTTGTGATTTATGCTGCGATTTTGTCTTGTGCGATCCCGCCAAGGCTTTCGGCAAGGTCGTTAAGTAACTTCGTGAACTCGCCGGCGAACAATACAAGTTCGCCATCGAATTTCTCTTCCTGGCTAGATGGGGCGGTACTGTCTTTGCTGAGAACGTCGAGGAGAGCAATGCGTTTGATCGCCAGCGCTTGATCGAGCACGAAGCTGATCTTGCTATCCCAGGTCATGGCCAATTTGACGCACTGCTTACCGCCCGCGATATGCTGGCGCATCGCGTCGGGCTCCAAGGTATGCCGCTTATAGGTGACCTGGGCCTTGCTCTCGCCGGTGGCACGCATGGTTGCGTCTTGGTCGATCGTGAATCCCTCCGGCGCGGCATCGTCTTGGAGCCAAGCTGTCATCGCGCCGATCGTGGAGCGTTGCACACGTAGCGATTCAACCGGGAAGCGCTCCACCGCCTTAAGGAGATGCTTGATCATGTCATCCGCCTTGGCCGGTGCGCTTGCATCGACAATAAGCCACTGGCCAGCGATCAGCGCCCTGGTGACATCACGCTTTACAAATGCACGGGGCGTCAGCTCATCGATCACACGCTCTTTGATTTCTTTCGTCGCACGCTTCCCAGGTGCGAAACCTTGCGCCTTTTCGATCTCGACGACCCGCGCCTTCACAGCCTGATTGACAACAGAGGAGGGTAGAACGCGCTTGTCTGTGGCCAATGCGATCAGATGGAAGCCATGCGCGGAACGCACATATTTGTCCCCGCGCGGCATAACCCAGCCTTGGCGCATCATTTCTGACGCACCGATTTCGCCGTGCGATCGGCTCGCCAACGCGGATTCCAAGGACGCTGAGGATATCGGCGCCGTTAAACGATAGATTTGGGCGTTCTTAAACATCGCAGCCTTCCGTTTGTTCTGTCTTGTTGTAGATATTGAAGTCCACTGTCTTGCAAGAGCCTTCGCCGCCGAGGATCACGATGACCTCCGGCTGACGAATTGCCACGATATCTCCACCGCCGGCATCGTCCGATACAACCAAGTGATACCGGCCGTCGCTATGGCGGAAACAGCTCACGAATCTTCCTTTGATATGCATGTGCCGCCCTCCGCCTTGGATTCCGCGTCCGTCGCCTGACGCTGCTGGACGTCGTCCTCATGGAGCAGTTTTGCCCGGTATGAAGGACTGCGCATTGAGCCGCGATGAGTCCGGTAATTTCGGATTGCCTCGCGATCAAGCCTGGCAATACGCTGTTCCTCTGTTTCTGGCTTTTTCATGATCTTCCTTACTCCGAACAGGACGGACGCTTCTGGCAGGAGATGAAACCCCTGCAACGGTGTGGGTCCGAGCAACGAGGCTCAAAGCCATCTGCAGGTTCGTCACTCGCATGCAGGACTGGGAACGAGCGGTATGGCAATCGGTCTACCGTCCTCACTGCAATGCCAAATTTCGACTCTGCGATCTCGCGTGCATGCTCGCTACTTTCAGCGGAGATGCAACCAGGAGCCTGCCGACCGGTGAACGTAACCCAGTATGGCCGGCTCATTGCACCTGCTCCAGCGCATCCATCTCGCGCAGATAGTCGAGATCACATGCGGCACAGAACATGTAGATCAGCAGAATGATCACGATGGCCGCCTTGTTATCGCGGAACATCAGCGGCCTCCGCGGTCGGGCTTAAGGCCCCAGCCCAACTGGCGCCGGATCTCCTCTGGCGACGGAGGCGGCTCCTTGGACTTATGCCGTTGTTCCAAGTACTGCCGGACTTTCTGATGCGATGGCCGCGTAATCATCATTGCCTCCATGAGGGAAAGTTGGCGGGGTGGCTCCCGCCGGCTGCCGACTTCACAGCGCCTTCTTGCGTGCCATTTAAAGCATGGCTGCTGCCTTGCGGCGGGGATCACACAGCGGCCAACCAGGTTCGAACTGGTGACCTCGGACTTGGAAGGACCGCGCTCTGCCAACTGAGCTATGGCCGCTGTGTGAGGCCTGGCGGGAGCGCCGCCAGGCCGATCCTGCGAACTTCACTTCTCGTCACTGCTTCTTCTCACGCCGCTTGTGTGCACCCCGCGTCGGGCTTATAGGCCACCGGACTAAGGCCGGGCCTGCATCTATCACCGGAAGGTAAAGGCCGTGATGTGCCAGCCCGCTGTCCCGCGCCTCCCTCGCTGCCGTACACCCACTTCAACTGCTGGCCCAACTAAACCATCTCGTCCGATACACCGGACGATCACGCTGAATGAAGTCGAACAACTGCATAAGGCGCTGTTCCTTGCGAAGAGGAAGTGCGATAACCATCACAGCCCCAGCTCAGAGACGGTGGCGCCAAGAGATTCAATTGCGGCCTGGCGCCACATATCGAGCGATGCATGCGGGGTGTGCAGCATCCCCAGCTCGCGAGCCGCTTCGATGCTCGCATCGGTGAACATCACGTCCTGTGTTATGCCGAAAAATGCTCGCCCCATGCCCTCATAGTTCACGGTGAATGCAGTCCGCACCAGTTCTTCCAGGGCGCCGGAGTCAGCAAACAATGCGCGCAGACTTTCAGCGACTTTGGCTGCAACATTGCCGTCACCTGCAGCGATGGAAAGGCGCATGAATTGGAACTTCTTGAACGCCGCTTCGCGAAGCGCCTTATTAGCTGCTTCCGCAGTCGCTGCGCCGCCCGCGACGAATTTGGTTTCGTTCATGTCCACGTTAAGCTCCGGAATGAAATTCGAAGAACTAAATTACTGAATGATTAAGCTGCGGACGGCCACCGCGCGGTACTGACTCGACTTGAGGCCGTAGTACTGGCTGCCACCGTCGAAGTCCTGCATCCAAGCGTAGCCAGGGTGGCCCGCGTGCTGCGTGGACGACCAATACCAAGCCTCGTCGAATGCTTCCGCAGCGCCGACCTTGAAGACCGGCATGTCGGTCTGTGCTGGAGCGTCGGCGGAATATGCCTGGGTAGGCGGAACGGCGCTTGCGTTGACGCCGCTGCGGCCGTACAAATAGTTTTCCTCCGTACTTGGTTTGAGCGTGCGGTACATCAGTTCGAGTTCATCCATGGCGGGCAAATACCAGTCGGAGAACCCGTCGATCTGCAGCGCCAGAATCTGCTCGGCGAGTTTGGAGTCGGCAGCGGCCATCGCAAGGGTGTTCGCGCGGCCGTCGATGTAGCTCATGGCGCCCTCGACAAACTTACTGGAATCGTTCCATGCAGCGAGCAGTTGGCCGGTTGCCTTGGGCGCGCGGATCAGCACTTTCTGGTGATCGCCCTCATTCAGTATCCCGACGAAGAAACCGCCGCCGAATGGCATGCCAGGCGTAAGGTGTTCGATCTCGGCGCGTACAATTGCGGCGTGTGCAGATGCATTCATTTCTGTTCTCCAGTGGTTGTTAGTTCGGTCAGGCGAAGAGCGCCTTCATCGGTCCGCTCAATACTTCGTGCAAAGCCCAGGCGATATAGCTAGCCAGGATGAGGACGAAAACGACGAGAAGTACTCCGTGCTTCATGGTTATTCCTTCAGTTCTCCAGCTTCCACAAGCGCAGCTTTCGCGAGCTGCGCCGTTTGCTTGTTCGGAGACACCGCATGAATCATCAGCAGTGCGCCGACAAGCGCCTCATACGAATTGATCGCATTGAGCATGTATTCAACTGTGACGACATGCTGTGCGGTCAGCTTCGATTTCTTCGCCTCTTCGACCGTCATCCCTGGCACGAGTGCGTAGGGAGAGCCAATCGCTACATCGTTGGCATCGGTGACGATGTGAGCATTGCTCCCGTCGCTCATGCCTAACTTCAAAGGAAGCGCCAGAGGAGAAGGGCGCCTCGCTATTTCTGGAATTCGTTTCGCTGAGTTCATGGCTCACGTCCTACTTAGCCGTAACCTTGATTAAGCTTAGGTCAAACCTAAGTCTTTTGCAAGGCTTTGCCTAAGTTTTTTATGCGGACATTGTTGATTTGTGAAATTGCAACACTTGCGGGATGGATGTCGACTGCTCAGCTTGCATATGGCAATTGGCATCGTAATTGAAGTCGAGCGGTTTTTGGTATCACGTGGATACCAAAATTGGCCGACATGCAGCGCGACGAAGCAGAATCGTCGGATGCATATAAATGATGAAAAAACTATCGATTCATTCACCCTTCGGCTTCCAAGAGAAGTGGTGGCAAGGTTGGATGCAGCCGCGACGGAGAACGGGAGGACCAGAACTGCAGAAATTCGAGCCAGGCTTGAGCCATCCGAGACCGAGCGGCGACTTGCCTCAGTCGAGCGCGAGCTTCAGGAATTGAAAGCGATGATGAGGCGCCTGCTTGATCTGGCTGAGTAGCCGATCCATGGAAGGCCGGAAGGGCGCGTCATCAACGCTGCGCCCGAGCAGGATGGAGGGAGGGGAGTTCGTTATTGCCAGCGAAGATTCTGAGGCTCAAACGTCACCGCTTGGCTGCCTTCTTGGAAATATGTGGCCTGAATGAGCAGCTTCTTCGCGCCGCGCAATTCTTTTATGAAGCGCGCTGGGTTGTTAATGAAAACGACAGTCGGGTCGGCGTCATCTGTTCCAGTAGCCGTAAAGTCAGAAATCTTTCCATCGTCGAAACGGACGCGGATAGCGCACCCATTGATATGGCACATGAACTGGCCACGCTGAATGGAAAACATAACTTCGGTTTTGCCACCCTCATTGCGACGGAGCGTCAAATCGGCGCGATTTTGGCCGCTATATGGGAATTTGAAGTTCAACTCATCATTTGAATAAAGTCGGGCGAAATAGATTGTTTTGCCAGACATCTGATCGCGGCTCTGGCTGTATTCCCATTTGGATTCTACTGGCACAGAAGAACTTGCCTGCTTATCGCTTTCGATGGCACCAGGCGATGGCACCGACGATTGCTGCCCAGGAGTGCTTGATGTGCTCGCTCCGATCACTACAAGCACTGCGGGGATGCCAATAAAAACAATACCGGCACCAACTGCAACTTTTCGCAAAATACCCATAGCCACTCCCTATATGCAAGGTGAGAAACTGTTACAGTTCGATGCCAAACTGAGGTGGAAAAGACCGGCTTATTTTTCGTTATGATATTTGCACTATACAATTAAAGTTACCGATATTCCAATCAAAGTGACCGAGAATAATGAAAAACCTTGAACGGATCATCGAGGCATACAAATCCATGGACCAACGTCGCAGAGAATATTTTCTGGCCGCTATGGAGGACCAGGCAAAAAAGTATCCGTGTAAGGAAAAGGTCCTACTCCGTCTTGTCGCGTCCAAACAACGTGGCTAGCGGCTTGGGCTGCATTTGTGCGGCAGTCATGATGGCGTCGCGGCCCTGCTCATCGGTCAGTCGGCATTCCGTGATTAATCGAATTTCCCAGGGGCTGATCCACATAAGCCCCATTTCTCCGACCTGACGATTACTATCACCGGGAACCGTCACCAGATTCAACGGCTGTTCAGGTTCGCTGCCACGAACAGGGCGAATGTGATCGCCCTGGTGCCCTCGCAACCGCGGGTCACCGGGCGCGATTTCACCCATAAGCTCACTGATCGAAAGATTGAGCTTCTTGGCTAATGTCGTCAGTCGGCCTGTCTCGGGCAAAGTGTCCCCACGCTCCCAATCGGAAACGTTCACATCTCGTATACCGAACCACTCAGCCACTTGCTTTTGAGTGAGACCGAGTGCCTTCCGGCGATATTTTAAAACCTGTTTGAATTCCATAAGGTAAAGCCTAACAAAAAATACTTAGGTATGGCCTTGACATGAACTTAGGTATAGCCTAACCTTGTTTCATGAGCGCAGAACTGAAAAAGGCGATTGACGATGCCGGTGGCGTGGCCAAGCTGTCCGAACACTTCGGGATTAGCCCCGTTTCGATCTATGAGTGGATCTCTCGGGGGTGCGTCCCTGCGGACAAATGTCCTGAGATCGAAAAGTTCAGTCGTGGAGCGGTTAGGTGTGAGCAGTTGAATGACCGGGTTGATTGGTCGTTCGTCAGAGGTGGCAAGGCCGCATAGCGTTATGTGCGGTGCGTGTATTGGAAGTCCCGATGTCCTGTAGTCCGCATTAATAGGAGGAGAAGCAAAATGAGTAAGCGTGTCGTTGACGCATTCGATATTCCGGTCAAGTCCTACTTCAACGCCGATCTGTTTGTGGCGTTTGCAGCGGTCTGTAAGGAACTTCGAATTACGCATAGCAGGGCTCTGGTGAATTTGGCGACGAAACTGGTTGAGGAGCATCGTAAGCCAGAGCCATCCCACAAGGATATGCCCAGCTCGGTCCTACTGTGGGCACAGGTCCCTGCGTGCGGTCGGGTGAACTTCGGTTCCGCGCCGGTTCACCTGCGTCTTTGAAGTAAGGGAAGGGAGGGTGCCATCCAATGATGACACTCCGCCCAGGTAGCAAAGGGCTCCCGCACTGCGGGTCACCTACAAACCCGAGGAACACCAATGCAACAGATATCAGGGGCTCAAGTGGGAGGTTCGCTCCGTCGGGCCACCCCTGAAGAAAAAGCATTGCATCTACTGCAGGTGTGGCTGGAGCGGGACGAGGCCCGGCGGGCCAATCCCGATGATCGAGAATCGCAACGTCGTGCACATATGGCGCTTCGCGATCTGAGGGACCAGGCCTGCCGAGTACGCAGTAGTGCGAAACAGGGATCTTGAATTCAAACACCCGGCGGCTGAGGCCGCCGACAAAAACCAAATTGGAGAACCAGATGTCGAACATGGCAGAAATCGAGAATCTGAAGGTTGAGATCGAGAAGATCAACGTACGCATAGCGGCGCTTCAGGCTGCGGCCCTGGTGATCAAGTTCCCCGCCGCGCGCATTGAACTGCTCCCGGGCGAGCACTACGCCGGCGAAATCCTGGGTGAAGATGGTCGACCGACCTACCGCCTTGTGCTGATCGGCGGCGATACCGAAGATGCAACCTTCGAAGAGGCTGGTGCCTGGGCAAAAGAGAAGGGGGGCGAGCTTCCGGATCGGCGCGAACAGTCGCTGTTGTACGCAAACCTGAAGCACCTCTTCAAGGAAGCCTGGTACTGGTCCAGCGAGCAGCACGCGGGCAACCCTGACTCCGCGTGGATGCAGACCTTCAGCGATGGCTACCAGTACTACGACCACAAGTCGGTTCAGTACCGCGCGGTGGCCGTCCGCAGATTACCCATTTAGTCCTTTATCCATTTCCCTCCGCAGGAGGGCAGTTTCAAACTTCGTCGCGAGGTCGATCGTGAACAAGCTGCCAAATTGGATTTATACGTTCCTTTTCTACGTCGGCCTGGCTGGCGTCTTCAGCGCGGCAAATTCAGGCAACGCCATCGCGCAGTTTGCGTTCCCAGCGATCATCCTCGTTCGCGCGCACTTCGTCTTCATCATCGCACTGCTGATGAACAGCGCCTGGTACGCACCGCGGAGCATTCCGCTCTCCACACTCCGATTCGCCATTGAACTGATGATCGCGATGGCGTTAGTCGCATCTGGATACATCGCGATTGCGGCGCTTTCGCTATTAACCCTCGGATGCTACGAGCTTGCTCGCCTTCGAGTAGCTGTGCCCACCTGACCGTTTCAGGAGTACATCATGAACCTTCTTCGTCAGCGCGAAATGCGCGTTAAACGGGAGCGCTTTGCCCCGATTTCGACCGGATCGATCGCCGGCGCCTTGTTTCAGCAGGCATTCGGCGTTCCGCGTGATCCGCGCAGCCAGCAATACAAGAATGGCGTTCGCGCTGCCCTAGCGTTCCGTATCGAGGGGCGCCGCATTCCGAAGCTCTACGAGGCTGGTACGGCCGATGATGACGCATTCTATGCTGGCATTCAGGAAGGTCACGCGATCTGGCGCAATGCTGGCGAACCGACGGAGACTCGCCCATGACCGCGTTCAAGCATGAATATACCGAGGTGATGCGCACCGCCATCCTGGCTTTCATTCTCGCAAACCGTCAGGCCAGCGTGCCTGATCTGTGCAGCGAATTCGAACTGGACGAGAACGAAGTCGCCTCGCATCTGCGTGTCCTGAAGGATGAGAATCTCGCACACCGCGCCATTCCGATGACCTTCTACGATCGCGACGTCGGCCAGGTATGGGCTGCTGGCCCTCGCACGCTCCGGCGCGATGACGACTTCGCGGAACCCATCCAGGTCACCGTGCACCACTGGAAAAGGCCTGAACAGATCTGCGCCAGCCTCCTTGAATCCATCTTCTTCGTACCAAAAGGAGCGCCGGCATGAGCATGCTAAAAGTAGGAGACGTCTGCATTTGGCAGAACCAGGTAGGTCGAGAAGCCTTCCTGAACGGGACTGAATGCACGATCATCGGCGCCCTGGAGGCGCGCCATGTCTTTAACATGTGCGGCGATCAGCAAACCTTATCGCTGTGCTATGAGGTTGACACGAAGATCCCAGGCTATGTCGCGATCTTCGCAGAGCCAAAAGAGCTGCGCCTGAAGAACCCGCCGACCTCGCCTGAGGCTGAACGGGAATACAACTCGCTGATCGAACGTCTGACGGATCGGGTGCCCGCATGAAGCGAGATGCGCTTCCTATCGAAGTCACGTTCGGCTCCGTGTGCAGCGGCATCGAAGCTGCAAGCGTCGCGTGGCATCCAATGGGATGGCGCACTGAATGGCTGGGCGAGATTGAACCATTCCCAGCGCGCGTGCTGCATCACCATTACGGCAGCGGTCGCCCGCTCCACATGCCCAATCCCGACGAAATCAGTGACAGCCTGACGTCGCAGGACCGTGACAAGCGCCGTGCCGCGATCAAGGCA